CATTTACGCCATGGTGACACTAGAAAAAGTAAACTCACACTAGGGCAGATAAACAGTTTAAGAAAAATGTATGATGCTAAACGTTTTGAAAAATCTCAAATGATTGAAAAAATTAAAGCACAATATGGACAAAAATCTGATTCAGATTCGGATCTATAACACCATTTTCACAAAAACCCCCGAAAATATACTATTATAACTAATTAACATAGTGTTTTTTGTAAATACTAGTACGAAAAATGCGCCATATCTCAGAAAAGGAGTCAAAAATGAATGACAAATGGAAATCACTTGTTGATCTAGTAATCAACGAGGAAGAAGATAAGGCTAAAGAGCTTTTTCACGAGATTGCAGTTGATGAGTCACGTAAAATTTACGAGAACTTAATTGACGAAGACGATCTTGCTGACATCGAAGAAACTGCCGAAGACAAAGTTGAAGAAACTAAAGACGAAGCAGTAGAAGAGGCATCAGAAGAGAAAGTTGATGAAGCCGATGAGTCAACAGATGTTGAAGAATCATCTAACGAAGAGGTTGAAGAAAACTTTTCAGACGATGAAACAGCAGATATGATTGACGATATTAAAGCAGATGAAGTTGGCATGACAGCAGAAGACGATGATGAAGATGATTCACCAGAAGATGACGCTGAAGCAATGGCATCTGATATGGACGTTGACAGTGACGAAGAAAAAATGAGCGACGACGATGCGGAACGTATGGAAGACGAACTTATTGACCTTCAAAGTGCTATTGACGACCTAAGAAACGAATTCGACGCTATGACAGGTAAAGAAGACGACGAAGCAGGTGATGAAGAAGCACCAGCAGAAGAGCCAGAAATGCCTGAAGCAGTTGAAACAGCAGTTGAAACAGCAGAAGTTGAAGAAACAGCAGACGAAGAAGTAAAAGAAGAAGACGCAGAAAAAGTTGTTGAATATACAGAAAAAGCACCTGCTCCTGTAACATCTTCAGATTCATCTAAATCACCAGTAGCATCTTCAGGTAAAGGTAGTGTACAAACTGGACACGCTGACGAAAGCGGTAGACCAGCACCTAAGGCACAAGACATGGGTAGCACAACTAAGCCAGATGTAAAACCTGCTCCAAAGGCAGACAACGGTGACCACGCTGAAAATAAAACTTCGCCTGTAGCAAAGAAATAAGGATATAGACTATGAAGCCTTTATTACAAGAGAACTTAACATTTGATCAAGCTCAGATTATTACTGAATCAGGACCAGATGGTAAAGATCTTTACATGAAAGGCATTTGTATTCAGGGCGGCGTGAAAAACGCTAACCAGCGTGTATATCCTGTTACTGAAATTACAAACGCTGTAAAAACTCTAAATGAGCAAATTAGTACAGGTCAATCTGTATTGGGCGAAGTAGATCATCCAGAAGGTTTACAAGTAAACCTAGATAGAGTCTGCCATATGGTAGAAAATATGTGGATGGACGGTCCAAACGGATTTGGCAAGTTAAAGATTTTACCCACGCCAATGGGTCAACTAGTGAAAACTATGTTGGACAGTGGTGTTAAATTAGGGGTAAGTAGTCGCGGAAGCGGCAATGTCAATGAAGCCACCGGTGAGGTGAGCGAATTCGAGATAGTCACAATAGATGTTGTGGCACAACCCTCTGCACCTAATGCCTATCCTAAAGCAATTTACGAAGGACTTTTAAACATGAATCATGGACATAAAGTTTTAGAGATTGCCAGAGAGGCTCAGCATGATGCTAAGGTACAGGGTTACTTAAAGGATGAGGTTTTTAAACTCATCCGTGAACTTAAAGTTAGGAGTTGACCAAAATGTTAGAAGTCATCAAACCATTGCTTGATAGCGATTTAGTTAATGAACAAACTCGTAACGAAATTCAAGAGGCTTGGGATAACAAGTTAAATGAGATTCGTGAAGAGGTTCGTTCAGAACTTCGCGAGGAGTTTGCTGGTCGTTATGAGCATGACAAACAAACAATGGTTGAGGCACTCGACAAGATGGTAACTGAAAACCTACAAGCAGAAATTGAACAAGTTGTTGCTGAAAAGAAACAACTTGCTGAAGACAGAGTAAAGTATAATGCTAAAATGTCTGAAGCGGCTGAAAAATTCAACAATTTCTTAGTTAAGAAATTAGCAGAAGAAATTCAAGAATTAAGATCAGATCGTAAATCACAGTCTGTTAAAATGGAAAAACTTGAGAAGTTTGTGATTAATGCACTAGCAGAAGAAATTGGCGAATTCCACAAAGACAAAAAAGACGTTGTGGAAACTAAAGTCAAACTAGTTGCTCAAGCAAAAGATCAACTTGATACACTGAAGTCTAACTTCATTGAAAAATCAAGCAAACTTGTTAAAGAAGCAGTTACTACCTCGTTAAGAGATGAATTAACTCAACTCAAGGAAGATATAAAAGACGCTCGTGAAAATAATTTTGGTCGTAAATTGTTTGAAGCATTCGCGGCAGAATATGGTTCTTCATATCTAAATGAAAATAAAGAAATGAAGGCTTTAGAAGACGTGATTGCTGACAAAGACAAGCAATTAAAAGAAGCATCTGAGAAATTAGAAGCATCTGAGACTGAAGTTACTGCTCAACAGGCAAAGTTGAAGCAGATTAACGAGAATATCGAAAGAAAAGAGAAGCTCAATGAATTCATGAAGCCTTTGTCTAATAAACAGGCAGACGTCATGAATAGTTTACTCGAAAATGTTGTAACAGATAAATTAAAATCTGCTTATGACAAATATTTGCCAGCGGTTCTGAAAGACGAAGCACCTAGTAAGAAAGTACTTGCTGAGGCTCGTAAGGAAGTAACTGGAAACAAACAACAAAATAGTCAACAAAGCGATGAATCCGTTATGGACATTCGTAAGTTGGCAGGAATGTAATACTAAGGGAGACACTTAAAATGTCAGATACATTAATTGAAAACAAATGGGACGAAACTAAAAGTGCTCTTATGGAAGGTTTAGAAGGTTCTTCCAAAACCACTATGAGCGTTGTTTTAGAAAACACCCGTAAGTACTTGAAAGAGGCTGCGACTGCTGGTGCTACTGCTTCTGGTAACGTTGCTACTTTAAACAGAGTAATTTTACCTGTAATCAGACGTGTGATGCCAACTGTTATCGCTAACGAAATCGTTGGTGTTCAGCCTATGCAAGGTCCTGTAGGACAAATTCACACATTAAGAGTAAGATATGCTGAAGCATCATCAGGCGCTACAAGCGTTACTGCTGGTGATGAGGCTTTATCACCGTTCAAAATTGCTGAGCAATACTCAGGTAACGATGGAAACCCAGGAACTGGTGCTTCTACATCTACACTTGAAGGTGCGGCTGGTAAGAAAATGAATATCCAAATCTTAAAACAACCTGTTGAAGCGAAAACTCGTAAGTTGAGTGCTCGTTGGACATTTGAAGCGGCACAAGACGCTCAATCAATGCATGGTATTGACGTAGAAGCGGAAATCATGGCGGCATTGGCACAAGAAATTACTGCTGAGATCGACCAAGAAGTTCTTACTTCTCTACGTTCATTAGCGGCTACTGAAGAAACTTACAACCAATCGGCTGTAAGCGGTACTGCTACATACGTTGGTGACGAACACGCGGCTTTGGCTGTTCTAATTAACAGAGTTGCTAACAAGATTGCTCAAAGAACTAGACGTGGTGCTGGTAACTGGGCTGTGGTTTCTCCACAAGCTCTTACAGTACTTCAATCTGCTTCTACTTCAGCGTTCGCAAGAACAACTGAAGGTTCGTTTGAAGCACCAACAAACAATAAGTTTGTAGGTACATTAAACGGCGCTATGAGAATTTATGTAGACACTTATGCTTCTGATAACTCAGCAGTATTAGTTGGTTACAAAGGTTCAAGCGAAGCAGACGCGGCGGCGTTCTATTGTCCATATGTTCCTCTAATGAGCTCAGGCGTTGTATTAGACCCTGATACTTTAGAGCCAGTAGTTGGCTTCATGACTAGATACGGTTATGTTGAGTTAACTAACACAGCATCATCACTTGGTAATGCTGGTGACTACTTGGGCGAAATTGCTATGTCAAACATCTCGTTTGCTTAATAGCATTAGAGCTTAGAAACATTAGAAAGGCGCTTAGGCGCCTTTCTTTTTGACTACAAAATCTTTTTTCCAAAAAAATCCAAAAAAAATTAAAAAAAAGGTTGACTTTTACCTCAAGACTTGCTATATTAATAACATAAGCAATAAAAGAGTAATTAACTTTTATTAGTAGTGCTAGGAAGAGGGTCTTACCAGAGGCTCGAACTAGGCAAGTTAGGGGTGGTACCCAGGGTTGGTAGTAGAAATACGCTGATTCACATCGCTCTACCGAGCGGAACTTGGCTCCCTGGATTTAGAATGGTATCTAGTCGAGGGGTTGGAGGTGTAACCAAGTCCTTCCTACTTTGCTTTAAAAATTAAAAAGGCTCGTTGTTGCTCCTTCGGGCCTTTTTTCTTGACTAAATATTCTTACCGTTCAGCCTACGGGCCGGAAGTAGCATAAAGCGAAGGAACGCACCTAACTTAACATAAGGAGGGTGATATGAACTTTAAATGGGATTTAAAGAAACCCTTAGAAGCAATGAAACGTAAAGCAAGTGCTATAGCACAGTTACGAAAACGTTCAAAAGACAGTGTTGCTAGACCATTAGCAAAACCTGTTGATTCTAAGCCAAAATCAGATAAATAATAGTGTCGTAAATCGTGCCACATAAGTGGACTTATGCGGAATTGACCCACCGCGTAGACTTAGAACGTCAACAAGGAGAAACAAATGGGAAGACCAATTAATAAAAAGCATATGGGCAATGACGCTGGTTCGATCAAAGTAACTAGTTACAGAAGATCAGGTCAGTCGGAATCACAAACTGCTGGATTTTTAGTATCACAAAGATCAAGCACAAAGTTTAATGTTTCATGTAATGGTACAGAAGAAGTACTTACACTTGTAAACAAGGCACAAGGTGCTTTAGCAGAAGGTGAATTTATTATCAATGCTGGTGGTGATGACTCAACAGTGAAACAAGTTACAAAACTTATGAACAGAACAGTTCAAATGGAAGGTAATGAAGTTTCTGAGTGGACAACTACAGATTCAGGTTCAGACGGTAAAGTGTATATAGCACCAACATCGTAAACCATAACTGAATAAAAACTTTAAAATGCCTGCTAATTAAGTTTAGTAGGCATTTTTTTTTGAGGTTAATAAATGGAAAAAGCATTTATAATTGGTAATGGTAAAAGTCGTCAAGGATTTGATTTAAATCAGTTAAGAGGTAAAGGAAAAATTTACGGGTGTAACGCTTTGTATAGGGATTTTCTACCTGATGTGTTGGTTGCTACTGATGATAAAATGAGAGAAGAAATTGAATTATCTGACATTAACCCAGATATATTAGAAAATATTCCTGCTAA